TAGGTTGCATCTGTTGCGCCTTCTGCATCTGTTCAGCCTTTAACATAGCAGCCATCTCGGCGTGGCTCAACTTCTGACGATGCGCTTGGTCTTTATGGTGCAACTGCTGTGCTAACTGTTGTGCTTTCAACCCAGACACCTGCCCACCGTGGCTTAACTGTTGCTGGTGTGTTTGTTGAGTTTGTGCAAGCTCCATCTGATGTCTTTGATTCTGCTGCGCCAACTCTTGCTGGTGCCTCATAGCCGTTACTTCAGGTGATTCAGCCGGCTGGTTTTTACTTGCCATCTCTTGTGCTTTGAGCTGTAGTTCTTGCGCTTTGAGCTGCAACTCACCCTGTACTTTCTGGGCTTTAGTCTGAGCTTCTTGCGCTTTAATCTGCAACTCTTGCTGCTGCATCTGGATGATGGGATCTTGCTGCTGTTGTTGGGCTTGTGCCTGAGCGGCCTTGGCTTTATCCAACTGCAACAACTGCGTAGCGGCCTGAGCCACAAGCTTGGACAACTGCACTTCCGTCTCTTCATCCAGCTTGGCATCGGGTGCAGGTAGTGTCGCACCTAACTGTTCTTGCAACTTCTGACGGTATTGAAACGCTACGTGTTCAGCTACGTGCGCCATTATCGCCGCTTGCATCTGCTGCGCCATCGGGTTCTGGCCTATCTGGCTCATCACCACTGGGTCTTGGCTCATCGACACGTGCACAGCAATGTGTGCATCATGATCCTGATAAATAAACGCTTTTGTAGGTTTGCCCGTGAGGAACGACATATTCTCACTGACAGGATCACGCGGGGTCTGGTCATCTTCAACCGGTACTAACTTATCCCCATTCTTAATCCCTAACACTTCAATCATCTGCCTATGCAACTGGGGCAAGTTATATATTTGCGGTGCGCCCTGAGCCAACTGGATAACCGCTTGATACTGCATGATGCGCTGCGCCATCGTCGCACTGTTCGGATCCGATACAGGGATAACATCCACCATATCGTAGTCATCACGCTTGGCTTTGCGGTCACCTTCTGCTGGGTCGTACGAATACTCATCAGGTGTATGGTCACGGATAATGTCGCGGAGTAACTTAAACTCCTGCTTCATCGAGTAGTGCACCCGCGCTTGAACCGCACTCATGGTCTTTAACTGACGCTCTAACAGAGCGAGCGTTGTCCCAACCGGTGCGTTAGCGCCCATATCGGACACGTTCATATCCGCTATAGAGCCTAGACGACGACCTTCCTCAGTAATTTTCTCCAACAACCCGGCCAACACTTGGCTTGGTTCTTTGTACGGCAGCGGCATAATGTTGTCGCGCACTGACCCGCTGGGGATGTCCACATCGCGGAACTCACCCGGATTAATAGGAGTATCATCACCTTTGATCCGTAACCCACGTGCTTTCAGCCCGCCCGGCAAGTTACTTAGCGTACCTGCGTCAATCAGCTGTCTGATCAACGACGTGCCCGCGCGGGCGTAGCCACCGATCATATGTATCAAGCCTAGCCCGTAAGCACCAAATCCCGGCACATACGTATACTGCACAAAGTGCTGACGCTTCATTTTGCGCTTGTCGTCATCCAGCCAATTCCTGCGAATGCCTAGAATCTTGGACGTACCGCGCTCGATGGTGATGATGTAAGGTAGTCCAATGCCATCCTCATCCTCATAACCGGGCAGGTCGTAGTCAACATGGATCTCTAAAATCTGGAAGCGGTCGTCGTCCGTCAGGCTGTAACCCTGATCTTCAGCCTTCTTTTTCTCCACATCCGTATGTATTGCAACCGGCTCGCCTAGATCAACATCTAAATAAAACCCAGCTACTTGTAGCTTCTTAACCTCATTTTTAGTCTTACGCATCACATGCGTTAGTCGCTCAGCGGTCTGAGCGCTTGATGCGCCGTAGGGGATAATCACATCCTCAGCTGGTATAAACATAGCCACCTGACGATCTAAACTAGGATCAAAATAGACTTTCTTGAACGCCGCGCCCGCTAGCCCTAAGTTGTACAACATCCGCTCATGTTCAGGCCGATACTCCTGCATCACTTCCGTCAACTGGAAGTTCATGTCATCTCTAACCCGTTCAGCGGCTTCTTCCTTGACTTTGTCAATGAGGCCAATAATTTCTGTCTTTACAGGCCCTTGGGCTGGAAAAGTCTCAATAATTGTCTCACTCTGAAACTTAACCGCGGCTTCTGTAAGAATGGTAGAGAACACGCCACATGCACCGTTCCAAGGTTCAGTACGTTCTTCGTACTTCATCCCCAACACATCCAACCCTTTAACATACATTTCTGTCCAGTCTTTACGACTGTTGATGTCAGAGTCCACCATTTCTAACAGATCACTTGCGATCTTCTGCAAATCACCTTCATTCATCTCTTCGGCCAGATTACTATCGAAGTCGTCCCCTAATTCTCCATCTTCTGGCATCAGGTCAATAGTCATACCGTCTATCCCGATCTGCAAACCTTCGGGGTCTTCAATCATAATTTCAATGCTAGCACCTTCTTCGTCACCCGGTTCTGTAGCTAATCCTAGCGGGGCTTGGGACAACGAGGGAAACATATTAGTAGCCATAATCTATCCTTAGTAGAACGCCGCGCCTTTGCGGCGGAACAATTTGGGTTCATCTTTTTGATCAGAGGGCAACCTTAAGAACCCTCCTTGCCGAAACCGCATCAGCGCTAACGTGGTCGCGTCAACCAAATCGTCGTGTTCTCCAGAAGGGAACGCAGCAATCTCATCAACCAATTCTTCAGCCCACTGTGTACGCGGTAGCCATACTTTACCAGACGCAATTATGTCTGATACTGAATTCAAACGGGCAATTTTATCTTGCCCACGGCTTGGCGTGTATTCTTGCACTGGGATTCCCATCGCCCGCAGTTCATATATAAGGGGGGCACCAGTGGCTTTTTTCTCAATCAAAACCCCATCTGGCGTAAATTCTTCATACTGGGCAAACACATCCCGTTTCAAATCTATCCACTCAACCCGCTTCTTATACGTATTTAGCAGGACAATATTAGGCAGACTGTGATCCTCGTCATTATAGAAAATACCCCAAGTCGTGCCCGCGGAATAGTCAGCTCGTTGGTTTTTCTCAAACGCCGTGTCCCATGTCTGCAATACATACTCGCAGTCGGGTGGAGTTTCTTTCTCCCACCACTGCCACCAGTCCCGCTTAATAATCGCGGACTCGTTACCTATCGGATTCTGTTGGTACTGCGCTTGCCACTTGGCATTGGGCAACTCCTGCCGTAGCGCTTCCAATTCCTCAACTTTCCAAAACTGTGGCCACACTGGGTTGCCGGATGGCAAGATTGCAGGGAACTCAATTACTTGCCACTGCTCACCGCCTCGTGCTGCCGCGGCTTTTAGCACCTGACCTGTCAAATCCCGCATCGCCCAGCGAGTCATCACTATAACTATTGACCCGTTTGGCTGTAGACGTTGCCGCGGGCCTGACGTATACCACTCATACACTTTATCAAACACATCTGGGTTCATTGCAGCGAGCGCAGCTTCTTGTTCAGAATGTGGATCATCAATAATTAATAGGTCTGCACCCTTACCAGTGACCGTTCCGCCCACGCCAATAGCAAAATAGTCACCTCCACGGCTAGTATTCCACCTTCCAGCCGCTTTTGAGTCCTGTTGGAGGTGTAAATCGGGGAAAATGTCTTTATATTTGTCAGAATCAACCAAATTACGCACTTTTCTGCCAAAACCAACCGCTAATTCACCAGTATTGGAGCTTTGGATTACTTTTTTGTTGGGAAATTTCCCCAAATACCACGCGGGAAGCAAGTAAGACGCAAATTCTGACTTGGTATGACGCGGCGGCATGTTAATAATCAGGCGTTTGCAGTCCCCATTTACCACTTTTTCAAAGGCAGAAGCCATTCTAGCGTGGTGAGAACCCGAAATAAACTCCGGCCAGACCTGTTTTACGAACCCCATGAAGGTTTTTTGCGCGATTTCCTTCTCTAACATCTTCTCGCGGCGGTCTAAATCACTAAAAATGAGCTTTTTCTGCGATAAAGGCAGTTTATCTAGCTGCGCTAGTAGAGTTTTGAACTCTAAGTCCAAAGTTTCTACCCTTTGCTCATACATCTAGGGTTTGCTCCGGGAGCGTAGCGGGCTGTTCAAATACTGGCAGCTCCACCATTTCTGCATCTGACACATCATTTGGCGCACCGAACTCCTGCATTATATCTATCTCGACGGGCGTGATATCTATGGAGTTCATCCGCATCATCTTACGAATCTTATCCTTAATTGCTTCGTCTATATCGGATACTGAGTTATATGTAACGGTAATTTCGGTCTTATCAGAAAATAGTCCAACATCTGATATCTTACCTAGCATCTCGGTGGCTTTGATTTCTATGCGGGGGTCACCACATGCAGCCAAATCCAAAAGTTTGTTGGTCACAACTAATCTAAGTTCCGCGGCATCCGCAACAAACGTATTGTTATAGTCGCGCAACATGTTACTTATACGATCCGCAACAGATAATTTTTCCAGCGCTACTGGATTAGCGGGCGGGGGATTCTTAGGCGGCCTACCCCGTTTGGGTTTTGGCTTGTCATCGTCGGGGGTTAGCGCCTCGGCGTATTGTTGTTTTGCTCTTTCCGCAAAATTGGCAAATATGGCATCTGCCTCAGCTTGATCTGTAGAAGTCGGTTCTACTTCGGCGCCCATGCCTTGCAGCACCGCCGCTGTATTCGCGGCTATCTGCATGTTTTCACGCAGTGTAGTCGCTTCTTCTGGCTCGGTATCCTGTGGATACGGAACCGATTTCTCTGGTTCAATATGAAAAGTCATGGAGGAAAGTTTTGGCACTCCAAAATATGTAAATGGATTGTAGCAGTATGGAACCTGAAATAGCAAGGGGGGGCCTCCAAAAAATAGGGGGGTGGGGTTTCAGGGGGGCCAAATTGCTTTATGCCGGGGGGTACCTATTCCTGCAAAAACTAATTTTTAAAATTGATAATCTTTTGTGCAAAACACTGTGTAGGGGTTTGGGTGTGCGCTTTGAGTTTTGACTGGGTACCGGACGGGTGGGAGCTTGCCGCGACGTGATTTATTTAATACACGAGCACTATGGAACTTGCCCAGTCGATTTTTATTTTTTGGATCGGCGCGGGCGGATCGGCGCGGATGGCCTCGCGGTTTTCGGTGTGGAGTTTTTCCCTTTATTTAGTGGTCAGAGTATAGTTACAACATGGGCAATGCGATCACGTTGTCCTGCGGATTAATCGACACGATGTCGAATTTTCCGCGGCCGTTTGGCCTTTGTTTCTCTTACTTTTGGAGGTATTGATCATGGCTTTACAATCTACAGTTGTTGAAGTACCTGTTGCAGTTTCACCAGTCGGCGCGGCCGTTACGCCGGATCATCTGCTACAGCATCAGGATGCGGTGTTCAACATTGGCGCCGATATCTTGGCCGCCGAAACATTGTTGAGCAAGGGCGAAGCTACTCGTGAAATCGCTGATGCGGCCTTGTTTGGTGTAGTCAACGGTATGAACTACGTTGATTATGATTTCATTCGCGGGTTCTTTAAATCCGGCCAGATTGATAAGGCGGTTAGTGAAGCGGCCGCGCAGAAATCTTGGGAACGGGCAATCAAGCGTATTGGTTCGGCGTTTGAGTTTACTCCTCCTAAGTCCGAAGCTAAGGACGCTGTCCGCAAGTCCGAAGCCAAAGTAAAGGCTGAGGCTGAGATGGCCAAGCTTGATGAGTTTCAAATTGCTGAACAGCAAACTGCACTTATTGAAAAGGGTGATAGCAAATCGCTGACTAAAGCGGCCGCGCTACAGCGTGAGTTGGACAAGCGTAATAAGGGTTCTCTCGATGCTGAAAAGGCCACGCGTAAAGCGATGGCCGACCAAGCAATTAGTCGGATCAAAGAGTTAGCAAAAGCCGGCACTGCCGATGCTGACGATTTGCTCAATCAAGTTGTGTTGTTGCTAGGCTAGCAGTAAACGAGGGGCGAGCACTGCTCGCCCCTTTTCTATTCTCTCTTTATTGAAAGGTTTCAAAATGAACAAGATTTTAGGTCGTTTGGTGTTCGTTGCAATAATTCACGAAGGTAAACGTGCTCGCAAGGTTAAGGTCGGAAGTGTTTCATGTACTCGGGACGAAGCGCCGCCGTTGGCCGAGCAATTCAAGTCGGACAATTACAACATGGATATTTACGCTGTTTGGTCGTGCTCTGAAGTTATTTACACGCCTTAACATTTACGTCAGCGTCACTCCGCCCACTAGGCTTCGGTCTAGTGGGCGGTTTTTTTTGGCCTAAATTCCGCGCTGGTGCGCGGGCGGCGCGACACTCGTCCCCG